CAAGAAATCTATAACCTTGCTCTTGTCTGTCTCTTCGGGAAGAACTTGTTGAACTAACTTATCCATTGTAATGTAAACTGAATCTGTATCCATTGCAATTACATAATCTTCATTCTCAGTTCCAAGGGTCTTATTCATGAAATCGTTTATGGTTTTCTCAGCCCATTGAATGATTAATTGACCCGAAGTTGTAATTGCCTCAGCAAGGTCTACACTAAAGAAAGCAAAATATTGGTTCGCTAGAGCTCCATATGCGCTGTTTAAGGCAATCTTTCTGACCATTTGATTGTTATGTGCCCTCTTGATTAAAGTGTCTAATTCCCTTCTTCTCTTGGGTTCGAGACCTTTTTGTTGTCTCTCCTTCTGATATTCAATCATTTTCTTCTTCCAAGCTTTCCTCTCGTCATAGAACTTCTCCATGAGTTCAGGAAGGAAACCTTGTCGGTCTCGTGTAAACTTTGTTCCGTTAGGACATACAGTCATATTCTGTTGTTTTAAGAAATCTAGGTTAACTTCTTTATTCAACATTGAAGATATACTCACCTCTTCTTTAACACTCTTAACCATTTTCTCAGGTGAGATATTATGTTGCATAATGATATGTGGATACAGTGAATTTAAATCAAATGATACAACCCAGTTGTGTCCGCCTACTAAAGGTTCTTTAACATATGCACCAATGATACGACTTGTCTTTTCACGAGTCATTTTTTGTGGTGGTGTTTGGATATTCTGTTCTTTTAAGAAGTTATAGATTATAGTTTCCCAATACTTAACCATACCAAATGTATCATTGTAATTACATTTTGCATTGTAAGACATTGCTTGAACCAATTCAATCAGTCCAAGTTTCTCTTCCAGTTGTTCAACCAATACAGCGTCAACAACATTATATTCTAGAAACTTTGCATAATCTTGTCGGTAAAGTGTATGCAGATTACCATACTCTGAATAATCTAATTTACCTTTACCCAATTCAACATGTGCAATGTGGTCTAGTTTATATGATTCCTGATTTACGAATGTATGTTTACGATAGAGTTCTAGATAGTCAAGAACATTAATACCATATAAATTGAATACCATTTGTTTTTGATATCCTTGTGAGGTGAACTCACGGACATCAGACATATTCCATGGGGACAATTTCTTATGTTGGTCTTCTCCTATAATCCTATCAATACGGTTACAAAGATATGTGATATCGAATGAGTTTACATTCCAACCTGTAATAATATCAAAAGATTCCTTTCTCCAGTATTTTACAAATTGTGTAAGTAAGTCAGCCTCATTAGAACATTCACGATAATCATAATCCTTACCATGATTCCATGGCCCGATTCCAAATACTACTGGAACTTTACCAAAAGGTTTCATGGTGATTGCATTGACTTTCTCTCCAGCAATCATAGGGTCAGGGAATCCGTCTTCACACTCACACTCAATATCAAGTGAAGCAACACGAATTAGATTTGGTTTGAATTCTATATCACCTTGGAATTTATCTGCAATATAGGTATAGATATATCTGTCGTATCCATGGATTTCAAATCCGTCAACACTATTATATCTTTCTCGAAACTTTCTTGCACCACCCATGGAGTTAAGATTAACTGCCTCTAGGTGTCTTCCGTCTAATGAACGAAATGCAGTTTGTCCTTTCTTGGACGGTATATAATGATTGGGACGATATGCAACGGAAAGTTTTACTTGTTTCCTTCCTTGATACCCTTTGACTAAAATCTTATCTCGTGTGCGACAAACATTTGTATAAAAATCCATAATATAATTATACTATAGAAGGTCTATTCTGTCAATGTAGATTTTGTGGGGTGTAGTAAGTTTTTTATTGCTTCCAATTTGTCTTGTGCGTCTGCAAGTTTTGTTACTTCCATATCCATTGCACCAACTACATCAGGGTGTTCCCCAATACCAGCTGGATTAGATTGAAAGACTTCGATATTTGCCTTTGCAGTTGCAATATCACCTTCGTATTTCTTTTCTAATGCTCTTAATAAGTCAGCCATTAAACTCCCCTTACCAATTCTTGTAGTTCAACACTTCTTCGACCAACTTGGCCGAACCATTTTGAGTCTTCCATTTCGACTGCCATTTTCTCCCAATCATGAGCTCTACATGCGCCCAACATACCTTTAAAGTATCCTAGTCTTGTTGCACCTAGATTGAATGTCATGTTAACCAAGACATGTTGAATGTCTTCGGGAAGATTATAGAATCCTTCTTCTGTTCCAAACACATGAATTGCTTCTGCAATGTGTTTATCAAAGTCTATATCATAGACTTCGTCAACCCTTTCTTGACTCACTGGAGTCCCTTCGGGTTGGCCATGTTCAGGGTCACCTTCTTTTACTAAGTGTCCCACACCAAATGTTAGATAACCTAACGAATCTTTATAAATTTTTAAGACCTCACCTTCGTGTCTTTTAATCTGTTCCTTCAATACTTCTCTGTTCATCTTCTTTGTCCCTCTCGACTTGTTCCTCCATAAGTTCGACTAAAATGTCACCCATGAGAGTTTGTAATGTATCATTATTTAGTAGTTCGTCCATGTCTGCATTTTCAGGAAGTCGTCTTATTGTTCTTTGAAAATTTAAATGATTCTTATTCTCAACGAACTGAACTTGACCATACTGATAAACTAATCCTTCGAACTCACCACTAACTATTTCAATTGCAGCGTCCTTCTCATGAGGATTCTCTACAACTCTAAAAACTTCTTTAAATAACTTTGGCATAAATCTCGTCTTCAATCCTTAATGATGATTCAATGGTATTATTTTCTCTAACATTAAGTCGTCCCATAAGATTAATGTTTGATTGTATGTTATGCATCTGTTCTTTACGCACCAATACTTCTTCCTTGGATTGTGTGTTATGTCTTTCATTGTGTCTTCGAAGTTCTTCATTCGAATCAACTGTGAAAAGGAAAGCTTGTGCCTCATGATTATGTAATATCCATTCTATTTGTTCACTTTTCCAATATCTATCACACTCTATAAGTGTATGTTTATATCCTACAGCAACACCGTTACAGAATTCTTGATACTTTGGAATGTATGCAACTTCTGATTCACCGTCATAGATAGTTTTCTCTGCAGTTATTACTTCTGTTCCATTGAATACTTGGTTGCCTTTAAATTTAATGGGATAAGTTTCAACATGTAATATGTTTCCATATTCTCTACATTTCCAAAATGGAATAGGTTCAAAAATATCTTCGTTAGGGTCTTCGGGTAATCTACTACAAAGTCTTTCTAATAGAGTTGACTTGCCACTGCATGGAATACCTAGGACAAGAATAATCATTACTCTGCTAAGAAACTATCCAAGCTCCCGTGTTTGTCTCTATGGTGGTGACCAATAGGATTTTCAGTTTTACCTCTTACACCTTTAGTTGCAACATCACTTCCACAATATGCAACACATGTATGTCTAACACCGTCACCTTTAATTTGAGTTACACCATGTAATTCATTTGAATCTGCAATAATAACATCACCGTCATCTGCATCAATTCCTATGCCGTATCTTGGGAATGATAGATATGCACCTTCATAATCTCCACAACGGAATACACACATAGTTGTCATTCCAAAATCTAAATCGTCACCGTCAACATGTGCAGACATTTTTCCAGCACCTTCGACATATGAATATTTGTTTGCAGATATAGAAGTAAACGGAGCTCCTTTTAACCAGTATTTTTCTTCAACACTGGTATCACAAAAGTCTCTTTGTTTTTTCCAAACATTAGGTGCGCCTAACTTCAATGCCTGTTCATTTAGAACTGCTATCTCTTGCATCTTTTCCCACTTCTCTTGATTTCTTTTTAGTTTAGACCAACCACTTAAACCAATCATTCCTGTGAATCTTCCTCTCTTATGACCCATAAAAATAGAATGAATAGGATTTGCTTCTGCAATTCTATTGAATGAACCGTCTTTCTTTAATGGGTAATATGAGTTTGCAGTTCTTAATTTATAATGAACTCCCTCAATCATACCCTTCTTGGCCATTTCATCTTTATCAATTGGGCCAGCTGCATTTGCACGAAGTGTAGATACTTCTTCTATTGATTGAACTGTTTCTCTTAATTCTTCTAACTTCTCACCTTTATAAACACCTTTAACAATACATGCAAGTAGAGGTGGTTCCTCTCCAAGTGTAGATACTGGTTTATAAATCTTGGTTAACTCGTGGTCTGTTCCCACGGTAGATACGAGGTCTGTGATTTCACTTCCGTCTAACCACTGACCGTTATACTTCTCCATAGTTTCTTTAAAACCATGGTCGACTGTTGGTGTGTGTGTTCTAATTGACATTATACTTCTCCAAAATGTTTCCTAAGACACTTTCAACTAATGCCTTAAGACAAAGTGGTGCAACCATTAATCCTATTCTTGCACCTTTATCGTTATAGTCTCCTGTTGACTTATAATCATCAGGTAGAGTCATAATCCTTTGTAATTCCTTTGGAGTATATATTCTTTCTCCACTGGGGTGAAAGTGATTACCACCCATAAACTTAGGTTGACACCCTTGTTCAGTTAATGAATGTGCAGCTTGTTCCCAAGGGACAATTCTTGACATATAATAAGAGTGTTTTTCGTCTTCGGGTTTAATAATACCTTTTGCAATTTGGGTCTTAAACCACGGGCCAACAATATCGTCTCCAATACTGATAACCCTTTCCCTATCATTGATACCTCTCATGCCTAAACATGGGCCCGAGTTGGGATAGTCGGGGTGAGTATCAAATCCAAATACCCAATGTGCTTTAGAGGAAGTCCTCATAGCTTCTTCTAGGTATAATGAATCAGTTATATTCTGTGGGTCGTCTTTTAAATCTTCGATTGCATCTCTTACAGTCCATTCTTTTTGAGAAGGTTCAGGGAATACACTTCCTAAAACCATCCATGGCATTCCAATTTTATCTAATACATCATTACGAACTGCAAGTATAAATGTTCTTTCTCTTTTTTGTGGAACTCCATGTTGGGCTGCATTCATAACTTTATAAACTGCAGAATAACCTTCAGCCTCAAAGTCTGTAATCATTCTATTCAAATGGTCTCTTGCATAATCCATTGTAAGACCTTTTACATTTTCACAAATAACAATCTTAGGTTGGAGTTCACCAGTAATTCGAATCACTTCCCAAGTTAAGTCTTCAATGTTTTCTTGTTTCATTCCATATGCAATCTTCTCTTTCTTCCAACCTTCTCTTTTAGTTCCAGCCATTGAAAATGGTGGACAAGGTGGACTTGCATCTAGGATATCAATTTCACCAACTCCTAGTCCACTAAGTTCCATGATATCTTTACCAGTAACTTTTTTAATGTCTTTACATTCGTGAACTGTGTTTGGAAAATTCTTAAGGTAGGTATCGACATGAAGTTGTTGAAACTCATTCATGTATTTACAATCTCCACCTAAGAGTTTGTATGCACACGAAGAACCTCCACCACCAGCAAAGAAAGTTATGTAATTAAACTTCTTTGTTGAGGCACCTTCTTCTAGGTCTGATAAGTTGTATCTAAAATATTCGTTCATAAAAAAATCCCACTAAACATATTATATTATATTTAGCAGGATTTTACAAGTGGGTTTTTGTTATCCTACGAATTCATCACCTTCGTTCCATGCACAACCAGTTAGTCCACCAGCTTGTAATGCTTTTACAGTTCTTAGAACTTCATTTGCATTTCTTCCAGTGTCTAATGCATTGCATGATGCATGTTGAATTACTCCGTCAGGGTCGATAACGAATGTTGCTCTATAGCATACACCATTTTCTGTATCTACCACACCAAGTTCACTTGATAATGTAAGACCAGTGTCAGCTGCAAGTGTGTGTTGAATATTACCTATCAACTCATTATCTTGTTTCCATGCTAATTTACAGAACTCGTTGTCACCACTGATACCGATAACTGATATACCCTCGTTTACCAATACATCAAATCCAGCAATCTCTGTTGGACAAATGAAAGTAAAGTCTTTCGGGTAAAAATAAACCACTGACCAACCTTGAAGCCAGTCATTGTCTGTTCTCACAAATTCATTGAATTTATTAACTCCCTCTAGTGAGAATTCGGGGAATTGTCTACCTACTGATATCATAATGTCTCCATAATAAAATAATATACACCCATTATACTATAACAGGTGTATATTGTATAGTGGGTTTCTATGAAATTTTGATAGAAACTGGTTTGTCTTCTTCGGGAATGACTCTCACTAAGCTGACACTCAGTATACCGTTTTTATAAGTTGCACTATCGATTTCTACATCGTCTGCAAGTGTAAATCTACGGTTGAATGCTCTAGAAGCTAATCCTTTATGGACAAAGTCCTTCTCGGAATCTTCTGAACTACCCTCGATAACAAGAATGTTTTTCTCTTTAGTAACAGAAATATCCTTCTTATCAAATCCAGCGACAGCAAGTTCAACGGTGAAATTTTCATCGTCTACTTTTACCACATTGTATGGTGGATAGTTTGGTTGTGAGATTGTAGACATTCTTTGAAGGTCATCAAAGTATCTATCAAATCCTATTGCGAACGGTCTGAATTGACCAA